ACGCAAAGTTTCCGCCCAAATCATAAACCTCTGTTCCTAATGTAACGTTTGTGAACGTGGAAGTGGTTAATGTCTGTACTCCTGAAGGCTTTGCTCTACATGCTATGGGTGTTCCAAGTTTTTCTGCTGTTACAGCATTATCTGCTATCTTAGCTGTAGTGACCACACCTGCGCCTAATACTGCTGCTACGTCTACTGCACCAGCTTTTAGTGTTCCGTCTTGGTCGTGGGCTACTGCCATACCTTGAGATAGTCGGTTTTCACGTTCTGCTGATACTGGTATGTATACTCTAGTCAGTGAACCTGCTGTGTAGTTGCGGTCTCCTGAGCCTCTTTTTTGGTCTACGTTAGTAATAGATGTGGCGGAAGCTACTGTACCTTCAAATTCGTTGTATGTACCTGCTGTTTGTACTTCTTGTCCGTCTACAACTGTTGCTTCGTCCATAGCGAAGATAACGCCCTCACCTATGGCTGTCCAGTTAGTAGTAGAAACAACTGTTATAGATGTTCCTCCTGCTGTGTAGTTAGCGTCTAGGGTCGTTGCTGAACCTGGGCTTCCAACGTTTAAAAATAAATCTGATGCTGGCATGTTATTGTTCCTTACTTATTATATTATTACTTATCATGCTTTTAATACCAAATCTTCAAGTGATTGACCCTTGGTATTTGTTGCGCTGTGTATATAATCTGTACCTGAAGTATTGCCGATTATTTCCCATGATAGCTCTGCTAGTAACCCTTTTGGCTTGATTTGTAGAACTGCTACGCTCTTACCATAACTATCAATACTCCCAGGGTCATCTCCATACTTATATGCTGCGTCCTTAGCTAGAAATGCACCGCCGTACTGCCATTGGCCTATGCCTGTAGCTGTAGTGGTAGTAACAAAGGTATCACTACCTGCTGCACTTGACGTCCCGTTACGAGTTAGTCCAGTGGCGTTTACTGTAATTGAACCTCTAGGCTGTAGTAGTTTGAAGTATTGCCTACGTATCTTGGCTAGGTTAAGTCCGTCCTCATCCCACACTAAAGCTGAAAAGGCTAGTCGGCTTCTCCATGCTACGTTGTCATCTTGGTGTGATCGTGAACCTGCTCGTGTAAACTCAAGTATTCTGTTACCTACTAATACACAGAAGTGAGTGTCACCAGCGTTATCTTCGTATAGCCACATATCTTTAGCCGCTACTGGCCAGCGTAATATCCAAGGATTACCTTTACGTGATTTGTCATGTACCCATATCTCATTGTTACTAGATGAGCCTACTGGTAGTGCGTAGTAGTTACGCTGTCTTAACTCAACACCTACAGCACCAGATAGAGCTTCTAAGTTAATCTTTGCGACGTCTGGTTCTATGGCTTGGGCGATTGATTGGGTCGTTAGTATGTTTACAATGTTCTGTGAAGTACCTGTAGATTTGAAATCTAGCCCTGTAGGGTAGTCTATAGCGTCACCGTTTAGGATAGTTGCTCTTGGGGCGTAAGTACCCGACTGGCCGTTAGCCTCGTAGACGTTAGGGTATACAATAGCTTGGTCACCAACAGTAAGTGTTTCAAAGGTTACGTGGAACAAGTTACCTCTACCAGCCGCACCTCTAGCAGATACAGTTATAACAGGGTCGCCCTTACCATTACGGAAGCTAGTAACGTAGTTTAGTTGGGTGTCGCCATTTTCATCTATCGGTACATATCCACCCCCGTTATATGGTGAGAAGTCTGCTGTAGAGCTTATAGAGCCTGGTGATGAGTAGTAAAGTAGATTATCTGCGGTAACGCCATATACAGTACCGTTCTTCTTGTCTACATGCATGTGAGTGAATACAGCACCTTCTGTAGAGTTACCTTCTGGGGCTATCTTGAATGGATTTGTGGCGAGTGTTCCGTAGTCTATGAATGATGTTTGGTCTGATCCCACTGAGTAGAGTTCTAGTTGGGTGTCTGCTGTGTTCCCGTAATAGATAGTATAGGTAACTGCACCTGATACAGCGCCCCATGAGATAGTACAGAAGTCAGTAAGGTTCACCCAACTGTTGCGGTCTTTGGCGGCGTTATCTGATGATACAGTGCTGGCGATTGACTCTCCGACTGAATTACTAGCTGTGACTCGGTAGTAGTGAGTTGAACCACCTGCTGTACCCGAATAGACTACAGAGCTTATAGAAGGTGTTGTTAGGGCTGTGTATTTAACTACTGCGTCTGTGGCTAGGTCTACATAAGATAAGTTATCTACACCGTTATAGATGTACACCTTGTTCTTATTCTGAACGCCTGAAGCCCATGCCTCGTCATCATAGGTATTAGAACCGCCCAATACAGTATATCCACCACCGTCTTTTTGTTTATAAAGTACACCGTTAGCGCCAGTGTCCATCATCCATAGGTTATATCGCTCTCTACTCTGGTAGAACTTACCACGCCCTATAGCTGGAAATGTAGGTTGTGTACCGTAGGCTACTAGTGGTGGTCTTGGGCGGGATACGTGGTCCTGTACCAGTTCCATGTTGGTCATGTCTGATAGGGATTCGATAGGTCGTCTGGAGTCGTCAAACGTGGAGATATAACCCTTTTCAAAAGAGTTCTGGTGTATGTTTACTATCTTACGAGACTTACGTGAGTTGCGCTTTGACTGCTGTTGAAAAGGCATTTAATACCTTTCAGTTCCATGTATTCTATTCACGTTCGTAGGAATAGCTTTCGGTGTGTTGTAGGTATTTCGGCGGTTAGTACGTACCATTTGCATGTATAACTCGTTAGCTTTGGCGTTTAGGTCGGCACTTTTATCCTCGTAGGTTATGTCGTTAAAGGCTATCTCTGCTGCGACTGCCATAACTCCCCAGTCTGCGTCTGGTAGTGGGATAGTGTCTGTGGATAGTGTTACGTCTGCTGGCATGTAGTAGCCTGGTAGGTGTAGAGTGCCACCAACTATGTCTTCTGTAGCCACGATAGCGTTAGAACAGTAAAGTACTTTAGGGTTCATTCCAGCTAGGTAGAACTGACGACCAGTCTTTGTTCGGCGGCGTGGGTTGGTCATCTGGTAATAGACTTTATTAGAGTTAGTGTCTACTGCATACACTTCGTCTGATGCTGCTATTAGTGTAGCGTCTGTGTTGTATGACGGGGTGGCTGATACTGTTATCGCGCCCAATGACTTAACTTCCCATGTCTCATCAAACAGTACCTTAGAGTTACGGAACAGTCGTCTTTTAACACGATTTATTGCTGCTACCCACTGTGAGGCTTCTTCTGTACCAAATGTAGGAGCATCATCATCAATACCACGCAATACGTAGTTAATGTCTACTAGCGCTTCTGCTACTGTCATTGGTTATTATCGGGTGTTGTATTTGGTAGTGTTATCACTGTCCGCTCCTTGATTAGAGGCTCGGTGTAACGGCTACCTTGTTTATAACTTAATAGTATCATACTACTGCATTTTCTAATAGTTGTCTTAGCGATTTATTCACTGATATAGGGTTGCTACCACCTTCGTAGAAGAAACTGAACTTCTTAGGTTTAGAGCCTTTGCCTGCTGATTTACGCCCACTAGATTTTCTACCACCCTTACTGCTTGAACGACTAGAGCTACTTGATGTCTGATTGCTAACTAATCCATAGCCTAGTTCTTCTCGTAGCATCTTGCCTACTTGTGGGTACTTCTGTAGACCTGCTTGAGTTAATGCGTTGTCTATCTCTATTACTTTATCCATCTGAGCTTTGCTGATAGTGCCGTCTTGTATTCTTGAGCGCATGTCATTGTCACCTAGTTTGTAGAATGATTGTGTTTTATCGTCTAGTTGTGACTTAACAGTACTTTTTAGGAAGGTGTCTGTAGCTTTTGATTGTGCGATTTCATCTTTGCCTTCAGAATTCTTTTTATAGCGTGAGTATTCTTCTGCAAACTTGCTGTCTAGTTTTACTCCGCCTATTTCTAACCCTCTTTGGTCTAATAGTGTCTTTGCCTCTGTGTTTACCCTATCTATGGTTTCTCTTAGTTCGTCTGTGTCGTAATCACCAATCTTTATGCCGTCACCTTTTTTACTGTAAGCGTCTACTATTTTGTCGTAGTCTGTGCCAGTAGCTTGTACGTCTTGAGTTTTTCCACTTGCACTAGTACCACTAGCTCTACGGTCTTGTATGCCTTGTACCGTTTTAGCCGCATTACCAGATTGTTGTATAGACTCTTGTATAGCCTTAACGTCATCCTTGCCTGTAATGTTACCCTGTTTGTTGTCGTAGTATGCTCTAGCTCCAGATGTTGAATTAGGACCAAATAGTAGGCTCTTGGTTGCATTTATTGGGTCGGCTGATACAGGGAACGTCGGGTTGTTGCCACCGTCTACTGCGTGACCTCTAACCAATGCTTGTGCGCCAGTAACCGTTTTTCTTAGTTGGTTTCCAGCTGGAATAAATCCTCTAGACACTTCTTCGGCTGCGTTCTGTACATCACCCTCTATTAGAGATTTAACGCCCTTGATCCCACGCTCTACTACCTGTACTGGTGCTGCTTGTCCGTCAAACCTACCAACATCTGAGTCTTGACCGAATACGTCTTTTCTTAGTTCTTGTGGAAGTATGTTAGCACCTGCCATTACAAATGGGTTCATGTTAGCTGCTTCACTGGCAAACCGTTGCGCCGTACCACCGATTTTACCTACAGTACTTCTTTCGTCATCTTCATCATCTTCTGAGAAGTCTTTTATTGTATCTAAGGTAGCGCCTAGGAAGTCTGGTAATGGTTCAAACCCTGTGACAGATGCCAGGATACTGTTCATAACAAAGGCTCCTGCAACGTACTTGCCTTTTTGAACAGGTGTTAGGTCTTTCCAGAATAGTTGGTTCTGTGCGTTTACTTCTAGGGTGTACTGTAGAACTCCGTTAGCTACGGTACTTCGGTATATCTCTGGCTTGTCTGCAATACCACGACCAGCGACAACTCGCTCTGCCATTCTGTCTGCTTCTACAACAGCCTCGTCTCCTTTAAATCCTCTTGCTAATGCTGCCTCATGTTCTGCATAGAACGTCATCTTAACAAACTCTTGCTCTACTACTTGTAGTGGTATACCTAGAGCGTCTAAGCCCTTGGATACATTACTTCTTATAGGTGAGTTTACGTTTGTTATTCTTGACTGAACAAATCGTGATTTTTCTATTATTGGGTCGTTAGTTGCTAGTTTCTTAACTGCTACCAACGTATTCTTACCGCCAGCGTGAGCGATTGTAGATGGTATACCAAGTGTCTGAGATAATACTGATTGAGCGTTACCTAGTATAGTGGCTCGTCCACCTATCTTCTGTAGTGTCTGCCATCCCTTGAGCGCTACTGGACCAGTATCACCCATTTTATCTACTACTGTTCGGTCTAGTGCGTTTGTCTTACCAGCTAGTGCGTTTGCGTATTCTTGCCATCCGTTAATAACTTTATCAATATTAGTGTCGTTAAACTTCTCTTTGAAAGCATCTCTTAGGTCTGCTTTAACTGTTTTTTCATCAAACTCTGATTCAAACTTTTGAGCTGTACGCATAGCTGTTTCTACGGCTCTAGCTCTTACGGCTGATTCAGTCATGTGTATGTTGTATAGGGTAGGCTCTAGGTAGGAGTCAACGGCTTCAAATGGGTCTTTCTTAAAGTCCTGTGCGCCCTTACGCTGTTGAAAGAATGGGTTCCAGCGTTTGCGTGGTTCAAACTCACCAGTACGTCCTGATATTTCTCCAGGTACACCTTTACGAGTATTGCCGTCTGCTTCTCCTAATGCTGAGTTCCTTAGCTTGCCATACATATCACCAGCAAAACTAGTCTTGTTGCTTAGCTCGCTAATGTGAGTGAGGTAGTCTTTACGCTTTGCTACTTCTGGCTCGCCAAATCGTGCAAATTCCTTATTAACTCTAGTCAGAAGTGTGTCGTATACTTTACGAGTTTCTTTTTTGTATAGGTCTATCTGCTTGACTGTTTCTGTGCCGTATTCAGCAGTTATATCTTTTCGTGTAGTAGTTCCCTCAATATAGTTAAATACAGCTTCTTTATAGGCTTTCTTATTAACGCCAGATGGTTTAGCCTTCATGGTGTCCTTCATTCTTGTTTTAAGGTTTCCTCTTTCAGCGTTCAATTCTTTACGGAAGTTAGTCTCGTTCTGTAGCTTGTTGGCTATGACGTACTTGTACACTTTGCTTGCTTGAGCCTTGTCTTTAAACACTCTAAATATGTTGCGCTCCATAGTCTGACCAACTTTGTAAGAGTTTTCTATGTTCTTAGCGTCACCTATAATATTATTCATATTAACCATTTCGCCACCTACGTTTACTTCTACGCCTGTTGGATTGACTCTTACATGGTTGCCTATTACGGTTCCGTCGCTGTCTAGTACATTACCAGATTTAATAGTATGTATCTTAGGGTTGAACTTGTTAATAGCGACGCTTCTTCCAGCCTCACCTTTTTCTGCGTAATAGTTAAACTCTGTTCCTTCTCTTTCAGCTGTAGCTTGGGCTGATTGTATCTCTTGGCTACTGTTTACTGCACTTTCTAGTATTTTAGCGTTACGGCTATTAGGGTTAGTAGCTACTGCATTAAAGATGTCTGCTGGGCGTGATGCGTCTTGGTTTGTAAATTCTGGTATACTGTTGGCATATGAAGAACCCTGAGACAATTTTTCTCTCTTTGATTTTAGTTCCGTTGCTTGGGATTGTTCTATTCCAAGAGCACTGGCTACCTGGTCTACTCCTGATGTTTCTGCTGTTTGTCTCTGCGTTTTGGTTTGACCGCCTAACTTAGTACTCTTACCTTGTAGGGCGTCTTGGAGTTTAGATACTCTAGGGGTAGGTTTAGGGGTAGGTTGGGATTGGGCGGCAAATGGAACTACTTGGTCGCTACCAAATGCGCTATTTAATAACTTGGAGTTATCCCCACTCTTATCCATCTGTACCACTACGCCATCGTGACCTTTAGACTCTAGTAGTTTAACTACATTGTCTGACCATGCCTGTGTCTCTGATTTAGAGAGTCCAGTAGGACTTGGATATTTATTGCCAGCTTCTCTGCTTATTTCTCTCCACTGTTGGTCGTTTGTTAATATTAGAGGCTTGCTTAGTTCTACTGATGATTCTTCTATATTTTCGCCAAACTTAGAGGCAGTATCTTTATCAAACGCATAATACTTTTTATCATTTCCTAGTATACTTTGGTCGTTGAGTGTCTTGACCTGCTTATTGCCACCAGAACCCCTAAACACTTTATAAGTCTTAGCCTCTGTGTTTGCTGAGTCAAAGTCTCTAGTGCCGTCTGCTGATACAGGCTTAATAGCTTTGTTCTTTAGTCTTGTTGCTGGTGATGCTCCTATATTGTCTATGGCGTCTATTTCTTTGGCGGCTTGGTTCATAGCTGCTGTTTTGCCCATTTGCTGAGCTTTGGTGTATCTCTCTACCAATACGTTACGCTTTTGTTGTTGGGCGTCGGTTAGTCCTGTAGGGGTATTCAACTTAGTCCCTATCTCAACACCGCCTCTTGCGCCTGCACCTAAGATTCCGCCAGCAAGTACTGATTGGGCGACACCCTCTGTAAGGCTTCTGGTTGGATCGTAAGTCTTTTGTGATGCAAAGTTATCTGCTACTGTCTGTAGACCTTCTGTAGTACCCTCTGTGAGTCCTGATGCTACTAGACGTGTAGTTGTCCTAGCTGCTGCGTTACCCGCTAGCCTTTGGGGTAGTTTGCTAACTAATTTAGAGGTTATCGCTCCACCAGCTTTTCCACCGATAGTTCCGAGAGATAGTTTCTCAAGTCCTGCGTTTACTCCACCTAATGCTGTACCAGCTCCAAATGATGCTTGAGGGCTATATCCTGCATCTTCCATGTTTCCTGCTAGGTCGTTAGCTGAACCTGTAAAGTACTTTGCTAGTACTGCTTTTTGAGTAACAGGGTTGAGTGAATTAACAAGGTCTCCACCTAGTGAAATACCACCGCTAATGAGTGTGTCTCCAAGTCCTCTATTGGCAAAGTCGCCTTGTTGGTCTACTGCACCAAGCCCTTGTAGCTTGTCTCCGAACTCGACAAGTCCATCAGCGTTACCACCTAGTGCGTTTACACCTCTACCACCGTATGCAAGAAGGCCACCAGCTGTATTAGCATATATATCATCTAGCGTTGAAAGCCCCGTTAGTACTGGGCGTAATACCTTGTTATTAGCTACTGAATTAGCAGCAGGTAATATAGCTTTTTGGAAGCCTGACATACCGCCTTGTGTATTATTGTTTAATGTGTTTTGTAGCCCTTGGTTAAACTGTTGGGCAGTTATAGATCCAGATTTAAACCTGTCCCTCAAGGCTATCGCTTGCTCACGCTCTACCTTGTTGGCGTCTGTTCTAGCTTGCTGGCTAGTCTGCGATTGTTTGAACGTCTTACCGCTATCGAATGGATTTACTTGGTTAAAAGCTTTTGATATATTGCTTCGGTTATCTACAGCTTTAGTCTGAGCAGGTGGAGCCATTCTTTTTCGGGCAGCGTTAGAAGTCCTCGCAATACCTTGGCGAGCGTTCTCTTCCTTATCCCAGAAATCACTGGATTCCCAGAGGTTGCGTAAACTGAATCCCATCTAAGACTCCTTAAATTCTTTGTTCTTCTTCTCTGTTCCTGTCAAGAAATGCTTTGTATGGTGAGTATTGTTCTTGTCCACCGTTTTGCTTACTAGCGTTTAGTGCTTGGCGGTCTACTAGGTAGTCAGATAGTTTTGGCGCGGTTGCTTTAACTGCTCTTGAGGCTTCGTTCCTGAATTGACCAGGTAGTGCGTCTAGTTGGTTCTGTATGCCTAAGTATCTATCTTGGTATGGTTGAGCGGCGGATAGTTGGTCTCCACCCATAACTCTAGCTCGTTCTGCTGCGATTTCTGCTAGTGTTTGGTTGATGCCTTGTTCTTGTGCGCCTACTCCTGCTCTTAGAGATTCCTCTTGAGTTCTACGGCTTGCTTTGATTTCTTCTAGTAGTTTCTCAAAGTCTGTCTTAGTGTCGCCTACTGCTAGGTCTAGGTTTCTTTCGTTTTTGCCGAATGAACCCATTACTCCATCTCTTTGCTGTGAAGCCTGTCTTGCTACTGCGTTACTCCCTGCTAGGTTAGCTGAAGCACCTGAACCACCTGCCATACCTATAATACGTCGTAGGCTGTCTGACATTGTTCGTGCATTAGTGTCTACACCGTTTATAGCTTGGTTCTTAGAGTTTTGAGAATCTTCTCTTTGAATATCGAAGTCTCTGTTAGCTCTGTTAAAGCCTGATTGGGCGTTATTATTAGCCTGTGTCGTGCTGTCGTTAAGACCCTGTAAGCCACTGTTAAGTGTACCTTGTGTAGATTGTAGTAGTCTTTCGAATAGGCTTTTTTGAGCGTCAAGACCTCTTACGTCTTCTTGATTGTATGCTGGTGCTGCTGATCCACTGCCACCTCTAGTAGTCCCACTTCCCTGTTGAGGGTTCCACTGTCCATCGCCAAAAACACTACCGACACCTGTCTCTGTGTCGTAGTACATAGCTCCGTCATATGCACCCGTAGTAGCACCCTTTACCTGTGGGGTTGATGATGCTTCTGGCTGACCGTAGCTAGGCCTACCTGAACCATAGCCGTTAGAAAAAGATGAACCGAATGTACCACCTGTATTATTGGATTGTCCTTGTAGTGCGTTTGTAATGGCCCAGTTTGCTGGATTGAGGTTTAATCTCATGTTATATCTCCTGAATGTTAAATATGTTTTATCTTGTTGCTAGAAGTATCTAGCTTGTAAAACTTATCTTCATTTTCGGCTAAAACCGTTTCAGGTGGCATAAAGGCTAGTTCCTGTTTGGATATGTCTATATGTATAGTAACAGTTTTGTTTATTATGTGCTACTAGGTGAGTATAGACTAAACCCCCCAAGCTATCCATGAGTATCCAAAGTAGACAGACGCAGACATCGTGCTAGAGCCTCTTATAATTTCTGCTGTAAATTGTGTTGTGGATATGTCGTGTGCTGCAGCTGAGTAGATTGCTCCAAAGTTTCCAGTCATAGCCGTGATGCTCGTCGCTGCTGATGGCGTTTTGTATCCCAATATACTTATCTGCACACCCAGTACAGTAGTAAATGCTGTCGGAAAAGTAACTGTATCTGTAGTGTTTATTGAACCAGATCCTTGAACCTGCCCCCAACCCATTTGCGTAATAACACCAGCAGTAGTGGCGTTTGCTATGGAGTTCGAGTCGTCCGTTTGTGTTCTTCTCTGCAGCTTAACACCTGGAGCAGAAGAATTGTTAATTTGTGCGATTGTAGGTGATGCAATCGTTTTATTAGATAGAGTTGCTGCTGCTGCACGTTCTGTAGCGTTAGATGTGTTGTCTACGTTACCCAGTCCTACCATAGTAGAAGTTATACCTGATACTGTACCTGTAAATGTAGGTGAAACTAAGTTTGCTTTTAAGTTCAGTGCTGTTTGTTGAGCTGTCGATACAGGCTTACCAGCATCAGTTGTGTTATCTACGTTAGATACGCTAGAAGCTGTTGCTGCGTTGTCTGCTTTAGTCCCTTGTGTTGCTGTTGCGTAGTCGCTTGTATCAAAGGCTTTTACTTGGGCGAGATTGGTTACTTCAGAGTCCATGAGTGCGCCAGCTGCTGTTACATTAGTAGCATCTGTTACGTCAGCGCTTGCTTCAATTTCAGCTACTTTAGCTGCATCTGTGTATGATACTTTGGCGGTGTTGGCGGAAACAGCTGAGTTATTAGCTACTTCAGTATCAAAGTCAGATACCTGAGAGGCGGTTACTGTCACACCCTTGCTTAGATTAGCTATTGTAGTTTTCTTGCTTAGTCCACCACCTGTTTCTTGTATCTCTACTTCATCAGTAGATACTGGTGTTGTCTTTGCTGTTAAGTCGTTGATTTCTTTGTTAGCCATTATGTCTCCTATTATAACCTATTTATATATTCTGATGTTGCCACTATCATCTACCCTGATGTCACCTATGTCTGTAATACGCTTGATCGGTACATCTACAACTCCACTGTCTGCTGTAAGGTCGAATGAACCCTCGCTGGCTACTATCTCAGTTGTTTGTACCACTGTTCCGTTATCGGCTGTAAATGTGTAGTTACCTTCTGCTCCTACGACGGTAGCTGTTACTACTGCCACTATAGTTCCATTGTCAGCAGTCAAGCTAAATGAACCCTCTTGTGCTGTGATTTCACTTGTCTGAGTTACTACTCCGTTATCAGCAGTCAGAGTAAAGTTACCTTCTTGTGCCACTATGGTTGCAGGCTGGGTGATAGCTCCATTATCAGCGGTCAATGTGAAGTTGCCCTCTTGTGAAATTATCTCGGTAGTCTGAGTAACATTACCCTGGTCGGCTGTTAGGTCTAGTGTTCCTTCATCACCTTGTACGCTAGATGTAGCGGTTACTGTTCCACCATCAGCAGTTAGTGTGAAGCTAGTCTCTTGTCCGATTATCTCAGTAGTAGATGATAGTTCTCCATTGTCTGCAGTTAGGTCGTAAGTTCCCTCTGCACCTGTAATAATTGAAGTAGCTATTACTTCTCCATTATCACTGGTTAGGCTAAAGTTGCCCTCGTCACCTACGAGTGGTCTGACGTTAGTTATTTCACCGTTATCAGCAGTAAGTGCGAATGAACCCTCTTGTGCGACTATTTCAGTAGTCTGAGTAACTGAACCGTTATCGGCAGACAAATTAAATGTACCCTTATCCTCGTAGCGTTCAGTGATAGTAATAAGGTATCTGAGGTCTGATTCAACATCATATATCTGACCACTAACAGGTCTGAGCATTTTACCGTCTTGGTCTATGAACCATCTAGGGTTGTATACAGCTTCAAAGTGTACATCTCCCTTATCGTCTATGTGTAGTCCTTTGGTGGTACTACCAGAGATTACAGTGTTTCCAGCAGGGATTGTTCCGTTATCTGCTGTGAGAGTGAAGTTGCCTACTGCTCCTTGTATCTCTGTAGTTTGGGTGAGTTCTCCATTGTCGGCGGTAAGAGCGTAGTTAGATTCAGCACCTACTACTGTTAGGGTTGATGTGATCGTGCCATTATCGGCAGTTAAACTAAAGTCAGACTCTGCACCAGTAATCTCTGTGGTCTGCGAAACGTCTCCGTTGTCTGCACTCAGAGCGAAGTTGCCTATAGCTCCTATGATTTCAGTTCGTTGTACTACTTCACCGTTATCGGCAGTCAAGTTGAAGCTAGACTCTTGAGCCGTAATAGTAGCACCTACTGGCTCTAATTCTTCTAATGCTCCTATCGGTGCTGTGGATAGTGGAGTAAAACCTATCACGGTCTATCTCACTTTTTTAATAACAAATTGATGGCAATCATCAGCGATTTCACCACCACTTGTGTTGATTGTATATGCGCCGTCAGAATCTTCTACTCTTGTGCCTACCTCTATGTAATCTCCTGCACCAAGCTCTAATGTATAGATAAGACCTGTAGTCATGTTTCCATAAGCTGAACCTCTGGCGTAGTTACGGAGTGAGCCACCTCGGAGAGATGAGCCACCGTTTATCTTATAAATACCCTGTAATGTAGTTCTTGATGAGCCTGTAGTCTGTGCGCCACCAATAAATACAACTTCGTACCAGCCAGCTAATGCTACTGTTACTCTTTCGCTGTTCGTTACAGTTGAGTGAGTGTAGTTATCATCTTTGAACATCTCACCATCCCATGTCCAATAGACCTCTGTACCGTTAGCACCACCCACATTTTGGTTGACAGTTGATGTCTTATTGAGGATTATCATTGGCTCTTTAACTTCTTTGGCGGGTATTGTGATGAACACATCTTTGCTACCAGCACTCCAGCTTACCGCTGCATTTGAATTACTAGAAGCGGTTATTGTTGTTCTTGCTAGTAGAGTACCTGAAGTCGTAAAAGTACCAAGTCCTACTTCCCAGTCTGTACCGTCAGTGACAGTGTAGTAGCAAGTATCTGAGTTACTTAGGGCATCACTAAAAGACTGGTAGCCTGTTGCTGCTCCAGCTAATGTGTACGTTCCAGTACCAGTTGTTGTAGTGGTCTCTTTGACCCTATCTGCATAGACTAACGCCATTGGTTACTCCTAAGCTACGTCAGATATTTCAGCTACGTCTACTGCACTAATGTCTAGTGGTGAGCCTGAGTTAGTTGATTCACTTGTTACTGTTGTTACATGTAGTAGAGTTGTGCCTACTGAGAACGCTAGATGTGATGCTGTGCCGTTTGCTGAGGCGTTGTTGCCTGTTTGTGCGCCCAATGTTAGCTTGCGACCACTTGTGTCACCGTTTGCTACTGTCCAGTCACCATTTCCTGCTCCTGCTGTTAGCGTGTAGTTACCTAGTGTATAGGTTGTTGTTGCCTGTGTATAAGTCGTAGGTTGTGTTGAACATACGTCTACTCTTGTTGCTGTTGCGATTACTGCTAACATTCCGTCTAATGTTGCATCTGGTGTGAACTTTGCCATTTATTTGCCTTCTTTCGTTATGAATAACTGAGCGATGCCCTGTTATCCCATATATTATTAAATTGAGAATCCCCATCAGCCCACATGGTAATTACACCTGAGCTGGTGTCGAGTCTCTTGATTTGCCAAACAGCACCACTTGAAGCACTACCTATAGGTGCGTTACCTATATAGACTGTATTAGCCACTGTATCATCGACCCTATTAGCTAGTGTTGGGCTTGCTGTTGGCAATGCACCCTCTACCATGAACGGAGCTATAGATGAACTTCCGCCACCGCCACCACCACTAGGTGTATCACGTATCTCTTTTAATAACTTATTAGAGGCTTTTAGTTCTTTTTCTATGTTGGTAGTGTCTGTTGGTATTTGGGCGGGGATTACTATCTTCTTGATAGCCCCCTCTATAGCCTTGAGGTCCTTTGTGAGGGGCTTTAGGTCAGGTGCGTCTACTTTTACCACTGGTGCGTCTACGTTTACTACAGGGGCTTCTACGTTGGTTTCCTGAGCTTGTACGGCTGCTTCTACCTTGCCTATTAGCTTAGATAGCTCGCTGAACTGCTCTGTATAGTCTACAAACTTCTGTTCCTCTGTTTCTGCGTGGTCTTTTGGTATCTCTTTGACTTCTTTGAGAACATTATTCATAACCTCTGTTAGTGGGGTGATGTCTACATTCTCATGTGTTTTTAGCGTCTCATGTAATGAGCTTAGTGCCTCTGTAACTTCTTTGGAGTCCTCGCTAGTTGCGTAGCCCTCTATTTGGTTGATAACAGCAGTCTTTGTAGTCTTGCCGTCCATGTAGTCAACTACCATCTTAGCGGTCTTAACAATAGTTTCTTGCAAGTCTAAGTTAGCTATCTGATTCTTAGAGTCTTGGTTAGCCTCTTTAGCTTGCTGTGCTTTCTGGTCTTGTACTTGTCTTAGGCCGCTTAAATCCATATTGTTCCTTGTTAATTGGTTGCCCCTTTATTATACCTTAGTATTCTGCCGTCTGTCGGTATACTATCGTTGGTATATTAAGGGGCTATTAGTTACTACGCTTCTCGCGTGAGTGTTCCGCTAACAGCTGTGATGTTCCAACCAGTTGTTCCGTTACCAACTAAGGTCACGAATGAACCTGCTGGCTGGTTAGTAAAGATTACATCTTTGTTGTCTGCTGCTGTGAATCCGTTACCTGCAATGAGGTCTGCTGCTGCTGGGCTAACTGCTAGAGTTATACCTGGTGCGCCTACACGGAATGTGAAGCTATACCCGACTACTGTTACTGGAAGTGTTACTACTGAAGTAACTGTTACGTCTTGGACTAGTCCCTGGTCTTCAATCGCCATTGTATCTGTTGATGCACTGATGGTTGCTGACTCTTGGTGACCCATTCCTCTTAAATCTACTGACATATTTATTTACCTTTCTTTGGTGCGACTTCCTCTTTCACGCTAGCTTTGGCACGGTGGGCTTCAAGAGCCGCTTCTACCGCTTCTGCCTGTTTACGGTTTTCTTCAGCAAGACGTACTTGCCTCTGATGGTTGTATTTAGCTGATGCTTGGATTTCTATAATCGCTTCTTTTGTTAGTGCCATTGTTTTCTCCTTATTAGTTGTTATCAACTATGCGAGAGTTCTACGCAGTTTTGTGGATACCGATGCAGTTGACTTTATTAACATCAACGAATGCGTCGTATCGGTGGCGGTATTCAAGCTGATCGCCTGATACACCTACTGGGTTTTTGTGTAGTGTGTAGTCAACTAACTTCTCTGGTGATACACATACGCTTGGGTGTGTGATGACTAGGTCGGTGTTAGCTGGCATACGAACTGATGGTACTTCTACTAGCTTAACGCCGTCGATAGTTCCAAGTACACCTGATTTCTTATCTTTGTAAGACAAGTCAGATGAATCAAGTAGTGTTGACTGCTTGATGAAGTTTACGTAGGCAGGAGTAAGCAGTGCTACTCGTCCTTCTACTGGTGCTTCTTTGTCGCTAATATCAGCGTTGATAGTTAGGAAGTTCGTGTAAGCGTTAGCTGCTGTGGTAGCTCCGTCTGCAACGATGTCGTCACGACCTGCTTCTTCACCAGCTGTTACGATTGTCTGAATGATGTATGTGTCAATTTCAGGGATTGTAACATTCTTAGTTGCTTGTGCTAGGTATTTACCTGGCTTACGAACCATCATTGAGTCTGTGTAGTTACTCTTGTCGATAGTTTTTGTCCATGCACGGTCTCGTGAGAGTGTGAATGTCTGTACTGTGTCTTCTACTTCTGTAGCGTTACCGTATCGAGCTTGTCCTCCGTTTACGTTATAGTCGCCCATTGTAGGGTCAGTTAGTGTGTAAACGTTAATTGCGTTAACACCGTCCCATGACCAGTTCTGGTTAGTTACCATTTTAGTCTTGCGACCAGCTGATAGTGCTTCAGAAGTTTTCTTCTCAAATTTACTGGCTAAGTTTACTGCCATAATGGTTTGCCTTTCTTAATTGCAAACTCTAATTGACGCTATTAAACTCCGTATCGAAGTCATCTAGGTCTTGGTCTTTTGGCGCTTCTTTTGGTGTTCTAGTCGGCTTGGCTGTGGTACGAGTTTTCTCCGCCTGCTTCTTTTTTGTTTGCTCCCTAGCACCAATATTGCGAAATTGACCAATAGAGTCCATTTCTTCTTTTAAATATTGGTACACATCACCTGTAACTTTAATTGGATTGCCGTTCTTGTCCTTTTGAACGTACATAGCTTCGAACTTATCTAGTTGGCGGGCTATATACTCCTTAGTCTGAGTATCGGCTTTGTCTATCCCTAATTCAGTTGCCGCTCGGCGTATTGCTACGTCCATTGACTGTTGATTTAGTTCTATACGTTCCTTTTGTATGTTAAAGGCTTCTACCTCTAATTGACGCTTCTGCAACTCTTGTTCATCCCCTTCGGCTTCCTGTAGGTAGCGGTCTAGGTTTGCTTTCTCGTTAGCTTCTTTAGTCTCACGCAGTTGGCGTTCGGCTTCTCGTCTTTTAAAGGCTTCGTGGGCTAGTTCCTTCTGACCCTTGTCTTCGGGTTCTTCCACTTCTGAGGCTGTGTCTTCCTCTGACTCGGGTTCTTCTTCTACCTCTTTGGCAGGAGTTTCTTCTTCGTCGTCATCTTCATCAGATTCTTCTTTGGAGTCGTCCGTCGATTCGTCCTCAGATTCAGTGTCTTCTTCTACATCGTCGGTTGATTCTTCATCAAATGATGCGTCGTCTTCCTCTAATGCGTCGAAAGGATCACTCTCGTCTTCTGTTGATGTTGCTTCCGATACACTTGTATCTTCTGCTGTCTGTGCTTCTTCAGCGTCAGGCATATTTGCTCCGTTCTCCACGTATTAGGTGTGGCGACCATACTGTTATTTTTAGAGGGGTTAGCCTCGTGCATTATTTAAAGACTTGCCTACAGTCATGGGGTTTGGGAGTTAACCCTGTGGGACACTACGGTTTTGGTAGTACCCCACACGACTAACTGACCATTCTAGCCATACAGACCTTCATCTTGTACCCCTGTTAAATTTAAAGTGCCTATGGTTTGGGTGTCCAGCGTTTTCACAACTCATTACCTCGCCTCTGTCTACCCAGAAGTGATTAACTGCTGGTAGAGTGTCCATGTTTAGTTCATACTCAGTGCGGCGCTTAATCTCTTCGTCTATAGCTTCTTGGTCATCTATTGGCGCGGTTGGTGTCATTTCTTCTCCCTCATAATTGCTGCTATACGTGACTTGAGGTTCTGCATTGAAGCTTTATAAAGTTTGAGTGCTTTAACTTCTGCTGTGATGTCACCATCTTTATCAATAAGGTCTAGCTGTCGTAGGATGACTGCGTTAGTCTCTTTGTCTATTTCTTTATTGAATACTTCTACTGCTGGTAGTATCTTGGCTCTAGCTTGTACCTTTACTTCTGCTTTCTCTTCCTTCTTTAACTTGACTCGCTCTAGCTTCTCGGCTGTTGCTGAGTTCATACCTGTGTATAGTGCTGAATCGTCTCTCATTGTTGTTGTTCACTTTCTGCTTTAGCTTGCATTGCTCGTACTACGTCATCTGGTGGTACACCGTTAGCTTCCATGTCTAGGGCTTCGGCTGCTGTTTCGGCTGATACGCCATACTCTTGCATTACTGCCTCCATGTTTGCTTGTAGTTCTTCTGGTGATTGCTCTTGCTGTTGGGCGGGCTGTCCTTGTAGTTTCTGACCTTTAATCTCCATATCCATTTGGTGTTTCTGGTCATTTTGCTGTAGTTTCTGTTCCATTAGAGGGTCGCCACCTTGAGCGTTAGGGTCTTGGCTTGGGCCTTGACCTTGTTCTTGCATAGCCTGTTGCTGTGCCATCTCTTCGGGGTCTACTTCTTCTAGTATCTTGTCGTTATCGGTAGTTAGGTTGATGATAGAGCTAAATAACTCCCCCATGTTTAGGCGGTAACCTGATTGTGCTAGTACCTGTTCAATGGTTGGGTCAATGCTACGTAGTTCTACAATCTTTAGTAGTGCCTCTAGTCGCTTATCTTCATCCTTAGACTTGTCATCTTCTGCGTCTAGTTCAAATGTGAATGTAGATCGTGCGTTATCCCATATGATTTCTAGTTCATTAGTTGGCTCGCCCTCTGCGTCTACTGGGAACTCTAGCCCTGCTTTAGCTAGTCGTTCACGCTCTTCATCAGATAGCTTGAGTAAGTCTGTACCTTGCATGTTAGCGAAGGTGATGTTGATTAGGTTCTTAGCTACTGCTTCGTATGTAACGTATAGGTTATCTTTGAAGTCCTCATCATCAATAGATAGCTGGTTCTGTTGGAAGTCTACGCCAGCTGGAGTCTTGGAGTAGTTAGGGTCGCCGCTACCTGATGATGATATAGATGTATCGCCTACAGGTATGAGCTGGTTAAGTGATGTCTTGTACATAGATACAGTAGATGCTAGTTGGTTGTATACACCGTTAGCCATCTCTACAGGTTCTACTTGTGCGCCGCCTAGGTACCAGTTCTGATCTTGTGCATAGATAAGTGAGTCTTCGTCTACTTCGTCCTCTGGTCCCATAATCTTTTTCGGCGGGCGGATACCAATCTGCGTAGCAAGGATATGCAATCGTCGTAGTTCATCTAGTACGTTTTGTGTACCACCTGCGAGTCGCACAATACCTATACCGTAAGGGTTGTTGAAGTCTTGGTAGCAGTATAGATACTTAACTGGTATGTCACCTGTTGGGTCTGGGTTTTCCCATTCACGTACTGTTGAGTCAGTAGCTTTGTGATACATGTAAAACGGTGCTTTGATACCACGCTGGAATACTATACAGAACTGTATGCCACCTTTAGTAACTGCCTTGTCTTGCTTGTCTTCGTGTTCTTCGTTAGCGTCTCGGTCTTCACCCTCTGTCTTAGAGTCGTAGATTTCTTGTAGTTCTTTAACGCTCCACTTGTTATAGCCGTCTGTTGGATTCTCTTTAGTTTCCTTCTTGGCTTGTTCGATAAGGTCTTTAACCTGTTTACGAGTGTAGAATACATCCCAGAAGATAAGGTCTGAGTCTTGGTCTGATACCTTACCAGCTTCTAGGCGTACATCTTGTGCGTAAGGAATAATAATATCACCACCTGTGTAGTCTCCATTGTCCACTAGTAGAGAGATGATAGGTTGACCACCATATATAGCGGCTTTACGGACTGCATCCTTCCATTTGCGGGACCATGGTGCTTGTGAGTTAGCGTTAGGGATAATCTTGCTTTCCCAGTAGATGTTGGCTAGTTCCGTGATCCATGCTTCGTCTCGGTCTTGTGATTTGGCGCGACCTTTAAGCTCTGAGTTGACGATACGCTTAGGTAGTTTAAATAGTGCTGCAGCTAGTGAGCCGTCATTAACTTCTGGTAGGGTCTCGTCTAGGTCTTCTATTAGGCCGTTGTCTGCTAAGCGTTCGTACTCGCCATAGTTCTTGCGCCATTGATAGGCTTCATCTTTAGCTCGTGTATATTGTTCTTTTAAGTCGTCTTGGTCGAAGAATGCCATAGGTGTTGTCGTTGCTCCTGGTTAGCGCCTCGACAAAACGGTTGGCTGTTATACTTGTATATTACTACAGATCGTGCTTATTGTTAAGTATTATTATCTAGGCACTTGCTGCTGTGGTATCTTTTATTGTCAGTAGCCCTTGTGTAGTAACCGCCACCAAAAGGGTAGGTGATAATAGACTTCTTACACCCGTCACACTTTACCTCTGCAAAGCTCTTTAGCTGATTGGCATTAAACTTATACTCATTCTTCGCCTTAGCAAATGCTTTATCGTCTAGGTCTTTGACCATCTTCTCTATAGCTTTAACGCTAGTTGGTTCTTTTATATCTAACCAGTTCTTTATTAGTTGCTTTACCATGGTGTCCTCCTTAGAACTTTCGCTTAATAGTCACATACTTCTTTGTTAGCTTATAGCCACCTTTATCAGACTTGACTATGGTAATTGTGAGTTTGGGCGAGGTCTTACCTGTTATATGCTTGAGCATTTCCTCTACATCATGTACTAATGTCACATCTGTACTAATGGTAGTCTTCTCTGTTTCTTCTAGTAGGTGGGCTAGTTCTTCGTAGTAAGACTTAGTAGTTATCTTAGTAGAGCCATCTGGTTGCTTGTCGTATGTGGTGCGTTTCTCGTGCTTAGGGTTCATGAGTTCTCCCCTAGGTATTTAATTGGGTCGTCTGCTATTACCATTTGTTGTAGGTGGTATTGCCATGCTGGGTTTGATTTGTAGTCTACATCTCCATCTACGCCAGCGCCGTATTCAGTGTGAACAACAAACAGCGCCATATCTGTCTTAATTGGTAGTACTGCAAGTGACTTGTCTATGTGCAACTCTTCACCCCATAGAGCCTTAGCAAAGTCATGGTCGAATAGTAGTGAGCTAGGCCCACTGTATTGTAATCCGTACAGTAAGTACCTTTTAGTCATTTCTGGCAGTACAGTTTCTAGGTCTACGTCCCACCCACCATCTATAGCCTTAGTGATTGCTTGTTCTAGTATTTCTTTAGGTAACATGGAATGAACTCCTTTTCTGTGTTTGGCGTTTGTGTTCTTTCTTCTTTGGGCGGAGGGCATCAAATCCATAGCGTAGTGCATCCATAAAGTGATTCCATAGGTCTACTGGTACGTTGAGTACTCTCTCGTCCTTATCCTTGAGCCATAGGTAGTTACGATACTCTTTAAGTCCATTGATAGAACGCTTGGTGATAGATATTTGTTGGTCTCTTACATACTGTATACCCTGATTAACTGAGTCCTTGCCCTTGACTACACCTATGACGTTGACACCATATAGCCTTAACTCGTCTATACTTTTAGGTTCGGCGGAGTCTGCTATCACTAGTGCCTTGTCTACGTTATTCAGTATGTCTGCTATCTGTTTGTTAGTCAGCCCCTTCTGATAAGTAACCTCATCTATAATATAGCCACCATTGTATTCATATATAGCTACTATAGCTGTTGGGTCGTTAGTATAACCGAAGTCTAGCCCATATCGTACTAGTCTAGCTTCATGAGGTATTGAGTCTATTACTTGCCAGCCTGTGAAGACACGCTCTTCTGCCTCACCTAGTAGACCCTCACCGTATACTCTCCACCATTGCTTGTTGATCTTGCGACGTTCTATCTCTCCTACAATAGACTCTGATAGTGCTTCGTTGTCCTTGTAGGTGAGTACTATGAATTCTACGTCATCTCTGTGGCCTATGTATTCCTCATACATGAAGAACTCTGCTACTGGGTTCCAGTCAGCGAAACAGAACTCCTTAGTACGTATAAGCATCTGTTCAAATGATTCCTTGTGTATGTTGTTGCACTCATTGACGAATAGTCTATCTCTCCTGGGTCCACGTACCTTGCCTGGTTGGTCAGCACTAAAGAACTCTATCTTGCTGCCTGTCTCGAATGTATAAGTAAAGTCTGTCTTAGACCATGCGTCGTCTTTGAAGTATCCTTGCTCCTGCATAATACTGATGAAGTCTCTCATAGCTCCTTTACGTAGGTGAGGGAATGATTCAGATACTACTGATGTGAGGGTTGGTGACTTGTCTGATTGGGCGCGGGCTATTAGATATATAAGTATAGATATAGTCTTGCTGGCTGACGTACCACCTGCTACTGCACGTATACGTTTAGACATTCCTTTGATCTTCTTGGTGGCGGTAGTCTGGCTATACATCTATTTGGTCTACATCCATTATAGGCTTAGGGAGGATATGTGTAGTCTCTGTCTCGTTCTTATCCTTCCATCCGAAGTTGTTCTTTAGGTTGAATATAGCCCCTGCTTGGTTGCGTGATTCCATCAGTCTAACCTCTACATCTTCGTGTACTCGGTTCCTTGCCATCTTAACTGTGCCGAAAAACTCCTCTTTCTTTGAGTAGTTTAATAGTGTATCTCGGTCTATTCCTAATCTGTTAGCTAGCCCACTCATCGTGTATGGGGCGGGATGGGTGATTGCTACTACGCCTCCCTCTTTATCATGTATTTCTTTTATTCTATTATTACAGAACTCAAAGTACTCTTCTATCTTGTCTTCTAGTTCTTCTGCTGACTTGAACAATAGTGGTCTGCCGTTTGGTCTTATGACTATCTCTTTCTTCTTAGGCATTGGGCAAGTCCTTACATAAGTAGTTAGTTATGTGGTAGCCTGCTGCTTCTAGTAGTCCTTCTTCTGACTCAGCTGTTACTGTAAATGACTTATCCCAGTTGTATAGTCCTATGCTATCGTCCTTCTTGCCTTGTGATTCGTCTATGAAGCGTATCTCTATTGCTTCTCGTGGGTAGATGGCGTGTAGTGTTATTGCTTGTTGGGGTTTGGCGGGCTTAGGAGGGGTGTCAGGTTCCATATAGGGGCTGTCCTTGATTAGTTAGCTATAGTCTATCATGCTTGTGATTGTGTAGCAAGCTATCGGCTTGTGTAGCAAGCTGTGGATAAGCTACTAATTATGTATGCACAAGGTATTGCTTATGTTGATAGCTTGTGCTAGAATGTTGTTAGTGAATAAGGCAACTTACTCACAGTACCTTGAGAGCTTATCGATTACATAAGGGAACAGCACTAACCGAGCAATAAGCCGACTTGTACTTACTACCTTATGTGACTGGTGGGATTGGTGTTCTATCTCCTATACAAGAGCGTAAGTTGGGCGGCAATGCGAGAGCTGCTCAACATATAACGTACTGTGTAGGCGTTAGAACATCAATTGGGCGGTCAGCACCACTAGTGTGAACTGTACGAGTGTAAACCTCAAATCGCCCCCAAATAAAATGAAAGTAATGAAAGGAATTATTATGAACGATATATTGAATACAGTGTTTTGGTCTATTACTATTGGAGCATTTGTTCTGATGGTGATTGGTTAGGCGGGCGGTATGACCAACACCCCCAACCCCCAAGCTAATACGGTAGATGAGATAGTGGAAGAACTGTTTGATATGGGCATTTTAACTGGAATTGGTAAAACAAATATTGATGTTAGTGGAGCAAAGCGGTTAGCCACCCAAGCCATCCAAGCCCTAATTACAGAAGCAAAAGCAGAGGTTTGGCAAGAAGTAGATGAATTAGCTCTAGGCTATAAGTCTTACAGAATGTCTGATGTTGCTCAAGACCGCCTAACCCAATTAAAGAAAGATTTAAGTAATGAGTAATATATGTAAGAGGTGCAACCAAGCCGAAGCTGAAATTAACTATTGCCAAGAGTGTTGGCTAGAAATGTGGTAGCTATGAGTAAATGGATATACAAACAAATATGGAACTTTAGTGAATGGTCTAGTATCGGGCTAGGCAAGTACGCACCCTACGTATTTGGCAAAATGCTAGGGAGTAAAGGCTCAGAAGTTGATGATACTGGTAAGCGATAATGACCCCCAAACCCCAAGCTAATACACTAATGGAATTAAAAATGAACCTATGGAGCTTAGCAGATACGGCAGAAGTAGAGGAGTTAGTAACTAAATGTGAGGGCAAGCATATCCAGCAGGTAGTCTATTCAACCTATCACAAAGGCATGACACAAATATGTTTTGGTTGCATGGCGGTGAATACCAGCATACCAATCGCCCCACTAAAGGAGAACAAGTAGATGTCTAACACCCCCAAACCCCAAGCTAATAGACTAAACCAACTAATTAAGGAGAAATTATGAGTAAATTAACAAAAGAACAAGCCCTAGCAAAGATTGAAGAATTAAAGAAGTACGTTGACCAAGTTGATGTAGAGACTGATAAGCCTATTGGTATAGCTATCAAATCACGGTATGGCGAGTC